AAAAGGTTGTAGTTTTCTTTTGCGTCAGTAAATTGTTTTTGATATTTTGAATTACTTTCAAAATGATCTTGAAATACATCAGCAATCACTTTTCGCTTATCTGCGTTAAGTGTTATTCTTTTTTGTTTTTCCATATTTATATTTCCTTTCATAAAAATTGTTTTAGTGTATTGACAAATAAATGTCAAGGGATTATATAGGATATATTCCCTTTTGTTATTTACGGAATTAAAAACTCAAAATAACGGGAAAGATCCAGTGTCACACCGCTTTATACGAGCCGTCTTCACTGGATGCTGATCCCTGGTCCAATTGGTGCACGTTGTGTAACAGTTGATCATCTCCAGTTGGACCTGGGATCAGTCCTAGCCGGTGGTGGTGGATGTGCCTGGGCTGGTCGCACTTTAGAATGATTCTAATTAACAAATACAACTTGTAGTTGTGTGGATAACTTAAAAAAAGAATTTGACAATTGGTTCGGGATAGTGTAGGATGGATTTAGAAAGGAATAAATATGAGATTAAAAAATAATAAAACTTTAAAAGAAGAGTACCAGCCGGGAGGCAGCAAAAGACAGGAGATCCTGAGTAAAGCTGTTAGGTACATAATGGATCCAAAGTTTGGAACCCAGAACATGAAGCATGCATTTTTGCTGGAAGAGGTTGGACTGTCGGAGTCTGAGTATTTAACCTGCCTGAACAGGGCAACACTGGAGGCAGCTGACGCTGGATTGCGTGAGTAGACGTCCAGGAGCACCAATGGCCCGGGTTTACCTGGGCCATTGGCGATGGCTCGAGGCTCAGGGACCAAGCTACAAGCAACAAGCGGCAAGCTGCAAGCTCCAAGCTGCAAGCTTGACAAGACAAAATTATAATGTTATTGTATCCTATAAAATAAAGGAGAAAAAATTATGAATACAAAAGAAGCATGGCAGCTGGTAGGCGGCCTGAGTAAACCATCAAAAATGCCCGGCTGGTCAATTGGTATACCTGCCAAAGAATGCAAGACTGGCGGCAAGCTGGTGAATGTTAAAGGCTCAGTCTGTGAAGGTTGTTACGCCCTGAAAGGTTGTTATGTTTTCGCGGTTGTACAAAAAGCTCAGTATAAGAGACTCGAAGCAATCAATCACCCGGGCTGGGTCGATGCAATGGCGCTGTTAATTAATTCTAAAAAGCCAGATGTATTTAGATGGCATGATTCAGGCGACGTGCAGAACCTGCAGCACCTGGAGAAGATATTCGAAGTTTGTAGACTAACACCTAAGAAGCGGCACTGGATGCCGACCCGGGAAGCGTGGATCAAGCAGCACCTGCAAGACAAGCCAGCTAATCTGGTTATCAGGTTATCATCACCGATGGTGGACCAGGGAGCTGCCCGGCCCCTAAACAAAACAATGAATGCGGGACCTGCAGAAATTGCTGGAATCCTGAAATAAAAAATATATCATACGGTAAACATTAAAATGTGGAGACACCCAAAATATTATAAAGAATTACGCAAGCGTAATAAATCGGATCAGGCCATTAGCAATAACGACGGGCTAGCGCAGCCGGTGAGCGTGCGCCCTGATCCGGGCCTCAAGCTTCCTGGTCCAAGACCAATCTCAAATGCAAACAAAGGTTTGATTCACAAGCAACAAGCTACAAGCACCAAGCCTCAAGCTCCAAGCTCAGATAAAAAATTATAACAGGCGTCAAGCTCCAAGCAACAAGCATCAAGCTTCAAGCCACAAGCAACAAGCTCCATGATACGTGATCCACGGTACATATGAAAACGATTAGCGGACCTTGGACCAAGGGCCTCTGCTATGATAAATGTGTTGTCCGGATGCTTAACATGAAACGCAATTTGGTGTGGACTAAACTTTAATTTCTTACCCTTGGTTACTTTTAACTCTATTGTAAAAAAGTGCCTATTATTATTGTAGACCAACAAGTCAGGAGTACCAAGTAAGCTAATGTTTTCAAGCCTTGTAAAGGTAAACTCCCTCCATTCTTTAACAAGTTTTTTATGTAATTTAGCCTCTGGTCCCACTTACTTTTTTGGGGTAACACTGTCGTTCTTTTTGCTCTTCAACGACGCTAACATAGCAACTACATTTGCAACTTCACCATATGGTCTTGTCCATAAATACTGCAATATTTGTTTTCTTTGTTCTTCTGTCAATTCAAACATAATAACTCCTTTCTATAAAATTAATTTAGATTTGTTTTGTGGCATTGTCTTAAGTACGACTCTCACACCTTCTGTCGCACCTATCAAAGTATTTTCATGTGCTTCAATTTTAGATATTTCAGATAACCTGCCATTGCCTAGATCAACATAAACTTTAGCATACATAATAGCATTACCCTTGCCTTCTACTTTACCCATTCCTTTATTAAACTTGTCTGTAAAGTTTCCAAGTATTTGTTGTAGGTCCCTAACTAGCACCGTAGTATTCCGATCTTTCTTTTTTTAAATCTTTTACTGTCTGCTCTAATTCAATTATTTTTGTTGATTGATCTGCAATTAATTTTTTGTATTGATCATTCATATTAATAAGATCACGAATGTTGTTACGTAATTTATCAACTGTTTTATCTGTCTGAGCTTGTTTAAAATCTATTACTATTTCATTTTCATGGCTAATATCTTCTCCATGTTCTTTGTGTTTTGTGTATGTTCGTTTATCTTTCATATATTGACAATATAGGATAGTTACCTTAAAAAGTCAATATGGGTGTTCCAAAAAGATTAACAGAAATGCAAAAAAGATTTGCAGAATATTTAGTATTTAACGAGGGTAGAACTACTGGCGCAGACGCAGCAATAGCTGCTGGTTACAGTAAGGACCGTGCTAGAGTTGAAGCATCTGAATTACAAAACCCAAAATTATCACCTCTTGTTGTTCAATACATAGGCGCATTACGAGAAGAAAAACTTAAAAAATACGAAGTGACTTACGATAAACATGTAGCAGAACTTGGTAAGATTAGAGAGGAAGCTTTGAAGAAAGGTGCTTTTTCCGCTGCAACAAACGCTGAGAAAAACAGAGGGATGGCTGCAGGATTATACATAGACCGCAAAATAATAAAAACAGGTAAATTAGAGGAAATGTCAGAGGAAGAGTTAGAAGCAAAAATGAAAAAAATATTAGACGACTACGCTCCAATTTTAAATGCAAAGGTTGTTGACGCATTACCAGAGGAAGTTAGTGAACCTTCGTTATCTTCTTCACACAAGACGTCGGAAAAACAGAACGCTCAGAAAAAGTAATAGACCCATCATCATCTACATCATAACCTGCAAATATTCTTACAGTCTCATCATCTTTACTAAACAACCACCCTTCACTTACAGGTGTTGCTAGCTTCATATTCTTAAACTCACGCTCAGAACCCCAACCGCCTTCAGTTATGATATCAATCCAATCGATACGCACCCTCTTGTATGGAAACTTTAATTGTTGTCTTACAGTCTTAGGTTTTTCGTAGCTGTCAATTCTTCTAGATTTTTTTCTGGATTTCATATTATGTATATGTATCTAAAAAAAATCAGTTTTACCAGATTTTTGTATCGCGCGCGCATAGGCAAACTGAAATATTGACTAAAGTGACAAAATAATCTGTCACATGACACTTTTTTTAACAACATTTTGTCTACCCTAAAGTCATATATACCAACACTTCTAGACCAAAGTGACAGAATGACATTATTTCTAGAGTAGTTTTTTATTTTTTTTTTATTTTTTTTACCATACATATACACTGGCTACAGTACCATCTTTTCTGCCTCTTTTTGGCCATAATATTTCCTCATTACCGCCACTTTGTCCTCAGCTTCTGCGATAATTTGTAGCAGTTTATCAATCTCACCAGTTATATCTATGTGTTCTGGTATTACCAAATTTTGCTCACATATAATATCTATCTTATATGCTGCATCTTCAATTGTAGCTTCATATCTCTTTAGAATGGTTCTAAATAGTTTATCGTTCATTTGTGAAATCCTCCTCTTTCATTTGTATGTTAGCTTTTTCTTTCTCATCAAACTGTATCTCATGATACATGTCTAATCTTTTTAGAAACTTATGTTTCCATTGTCTTAATTCAAGTCCTTGGACTTTGAATTCTTGATAATATAGGTCAGGCGTGCATACCATGATAACTCCTTGTTTAATGTCACTGCCGTAGACGTAGTCGTGGGCCATGGCGTATGCTGCAATTTGCAAGTAATAATCTTCGATCCATTCTTCCCGTTTCGGACGGTTAGCTTGTTTGAAGTCAACAACAGTTTCCATGCCATTGTGTAGACAGACAAGATCTGTTTGACCTGCGTACAGGCCCGGATAATGTAACGTAACTTCTGACGCGTAATATTCTTCCACAGGCGCAAGACCAATCTCAATAATTTTGTCGGCCATGGGACGCGCCTCTTGTCCGATTGTTGTAAGATCAACACAGCCAGTGCCGAGCACATAATGCTCCAGGAATTTATGCATACAGGTACCCCGTGCACTAGAATGATTCTTAATTCGTTCTGCTTCTGCTTCACCTACTTTTGCCTTCCATTTTTTTATAAAATCTTGATTTTTGGTGGCTCCTAATATCGTAGTCACGCTTGGAAGTCTAGAAGAATTTATCTCATAAACACGTTTTCCAGTTCCATGGTCCGTGATCTGTTTTCCTTGCATGTAGTTGTATTTGTTACTTTTTTTTAACCCAGATTTTTGACCTATAGCATGGTATTCCGCTATATCTTCATCACTCATCATATACTACAACCAATCTTACCTATCGCATTGTTATGCATCATAATTAATGTTTCTAGATTTTGTATTCTCTCTTCATAATTCATTATTCTAACCCACACATCCTCTAAATCTATCATTAACATAGCAACAAATGCCATGGTTATAATCAAAGCAAAACAAGATACATATAAAACAAGGTTATCTGAAAATTTATTTCTCATCATTACGCTCTTTTTTATTTTTTAAGGATTGTCTATAACTTTCATCCAAGTCCCGTTGTTCTTGTTGTAGTTT